GTTTCCCTCTTTTTAAAGTAAGAATAATCCAGCGGCAAGTCCAGTGTGTCCAGATTGTCCGGAAAATCATCAGTCAGCTTATGACGGGCAAAAGCGGTAATAATGGCTTTGGTCTCCCGTATATTATGGCCGCCAGAGGTATTGTACCGATCCGTATCCAGCTCAGAAGCCATATTTTTCCAGTTCCGGCCGCGGAAAATAAGGTTATAACTGATGTTCGAATTCAGGTAACGTAAAGGCAGAATCCCATTTACGTCTTCAAAGTCCACATCTTTTAAAACTTCCCCATTGCTGTCTTTATACAGCAGACCGTTTCTGCTGACCGTCAGTACATGTCCGTCTTTTTCTTCCAGAATGACGGGCTGCGTATCAAATATAGATATCATGTTTTTCCTCCTGTGCACCTATAACGTTTTCAAAATGATTTCTATGATAAGCCCATGATTTTATTCAGCGGGATAACTCCCCTCTGGTTTTTGATTATAGCATAAGCTTTATTTGCACGTAAACGGTGTTGCTACATTAAGATTTTTTCGATTTTATCGAGTGGCCAAGAAATCACTATAAAAATAATAATTGTCAAAATACGATATTTTGGTTTGAATTTTTGCCGTATTTTTGCCGTTCAATGCAATAAAAAAGAGCAGGGATTTCTCCCCGCTCCCTCAAATTACCGGATCACCCCCGGGCTATAACTGTACCCACAGTAATAACAAGCAACCCCGCATATATATCTCGTTGTCTACGTATGACTGCTTGTTTGTGTTCCAACTTCTTTATTTTGCTCTTCAACCCTTCTAATAATACTTTCAATCCGTTCAATTCGTGCTGTGCTTCTATCATTGATGTCTTCGCATTCATTAATGATTGCTGCGTTTCGTCGAGCTGTATCTGTAACCTCTCTAACTGTTGTACTTGCTCGCTTGAGTCCAGCTTGAGCATTGTCAATTTCTGCCGTTCCATCGCTAAGTCGTTTTTCAGTCCGTTGAATTCTGTTTTCAATAAATTCCACTGACTGGTTGACATCGTGATAGTCTGTCTTGGCTCGGCTTGATTCATAGTACCACCATCCGCAGATACCTGTAAGCAGTAGCAAAATGACAATCCCAACAACAAACAAGCGGTGATTACTCGTTTTAAAATCTTCCCACACATTTAGCCCTCCTGATTCTTGTAAAACTCTGCTTTTCCTCTGATTAAATCTCCACCCGGCACTAACACGCCGCCATTGCTGTAGTCCGGTAAGTACAGCAGATCCCAACGCATATCAGGCTCTCCGCTACTGACGCCGTAACCGTCAATTTGGGCGATTTCCGCGTGCGTATATACATCGTCCGCAGTCAATTCAAGTATTTCTTCAGCTTTAGCCGTTAACATCGCCATGGCTTCAATCTGTTCTTTTGTCGGCGGTTCACTTCCTAAATCTACACCGTCAGGATGATCATAGTAGCATATCGCGTCTTTACAACACGCCACAGCTATACCGATTGACCGGCTGTTCCTGTGCCATGTGTGTGCCAGTCTTTCAGTAAAATCTTCGTGCATGACGTGATATCCGCCAGTCCGGTCGATTACTACGGTATAATCTGGCAAATTAACTACTTCCCCGTCACAGCCCGTCCAGTGTTCGTAAATTCGGTCAATACCGCCTGCCGCATTATGCAGCAGCACTTCAATTTCTTTTAACGTCATCTTTTTTTAACTCCTTTTCTATAGCATCCGGTCTGCCGTTGCGGTTTTTATCCACCATATACTTGGCGATAAATGCAATCGCTCCAACAACCGGAACGGCCGTATAATCTTCAAAGAATTTAATCAATGTCATCGTATTTGCTGACCCCTTGCAGAATTCAATAACCCACGCGGCCAGCACGACACAAAACAGAATTAAAAAGCCTATGGCATAACCATAGACTACTTTCATAGACGGCTTGGCATTCCCTTTCGGTATGTGACCATTTACGTATCCGACAGCTTTTTTCCATAAATTTTTTATTTTTTTAAACATATCACAGCACCTTTCCGATTAATGCAATGACAACAGATACGATGGTAGATATAAGCCCTGCTACCTTGTATATATTGTCTATCCTGTGGTGTGCGGATTTAGCGCTCTGCGCTGCTCTTTCGTGCGCCAACTGCAGTTCCTGCATCTTCGGAATCATCTCGACAAGCATATCCAGCTTTGTCTCAATTCTGACGATTCGTTCCAGTGCTTCCGGGCTCATATCCCCCATACTCATTATTTATTATCCTCCGTCTTATTTTCAGGTTTTTCTTCCAGTGGTTTGCTCCGGATGCATTTTTTATTAGTGCAAAGCCCTGTTTCTTTGTTCATTTTCCTGTGGCATAAAAAACAGCGTTCCATTATATTTCGCTCCTTTTCTTCGCATATTCGCTAATCAATTCTTTTCGTTCTGTTTTCAGGTCGGCATATAGTTCTTCATCTTCTATAGCTTTTGCTTTTGCCATTTCTTCTTCAATGCTGCTTATCTTTCTTTCATATTCAGCATCTAAGGCGGAAAGTGCCTGCCGTCCTTTTTCTTCTTTAGATATCGGCGGACGTTCTTGCAATCCCCCGTTTACATAGATAATGTCATTGGTTATTACACGACAGTACTCTTCTTCCGTTTGTTCTACACAGAAAGCAGTAGGATAATCCTCTACAGCTTTTTTTAGTAATTCTTCTATTGTTTCACCGTGAATACCGACAGCAAAAGTTGTTATACGTAATCCAGTTTCCTTCGAATAGATAGATATGTAGTTTTTATCTTCCATCTTTCTAACCTCCTTTACTTGCCAATAGCAATATACTGAAAGCCCGTTTCACCGCTATAGCCAAAATCTGGATGGCGACGCCATATTTTAAATTTAGTATTTGAAGTAGGATAAAAAGCCAATGTATACGCCGCACTCCCAACATCATTACCAACAAGAATAAAGCATGAATTAGGAAACGCTATTGGATAAGAAGCTTCAAACGGAGTATCTGGACTTGTTACAGTAGATGGAATCGTTCCATGTCCCCATTGTACAATCAAGCCGTTAGCCCATTTAATATAACCACTTGCGGGATCTAGCAAACTTGCCACAATTCTGGCATTTTTAATTGTTTTATCCAAATCTAAAGGAATGTTTATATTTTGAGTTCCGTCAAAAGTTTTTTCAGATCCAGTTATAAAATCACCGACTATTTTAATAGCTTTTGCTGTATCCAGTTTTTTTGCGGCAGCGGTCGTAGCATTTACTACCCATGCTGTGGTCGGGATTTTTTTACTATTGTCGTCTTGCGGGATTTGTAAATTAGTTCCGGCTCCACCAGCATATTCCGCCCAGTAATTTCCATTGTCATCTTGAACTACCCGCAGGTCAGACCATCCCTTGTTCACAACTCGATGACGTAACTGTACATTTTGGTTGTTTTTTTGACGAATGATGTTAATTTGCCCTATCAATTTATCATTTTTATCGCGCGCCATAACGATAGCTTCTTCATTTTCTCCGCTTCCGATCGCGGTTGAGTCTATACTTGTTGCATTTTTTACATATTTAGACTCATTGATTAAGTCTCCGGTCAAAGTACCCCCGGTAAGCGGTAAATAAGTAGTGTTTATCTTATTACCCGCTGCATCGTTAACGGCTTTTTCAGATTCTAAAACTTTAGTAATTACTATGTCTTTCCCTTCAGAACCGTCAACCCATACAGGTTCAGCATATACTTTTCCTGCAATACCTATTTTAAATTTACGTAATAATTTTGAGGCGCTGGCTGCATTACCAGCTATCCCATTTTTGTGCGCATCTGAATCTGTAGCATGCGTATTCACATCGTCTCTATCTTTTTTTATAGCTTCATCAATTTTATCCCAGTTTGCATTTCGTTTATTTACATCGTAAGTTTCGGTTTGCAAAGGCTTTTCAAGGTTTATCGTTTTTGTGTAATTAGGCATCTGCCAGTACCTCCGCTCTTAAATCATGATGAGTATACATCAATTCTTTCATTCTCCCATGTGTAAACCGCTTCAGATCTATATGTCGGTTATACATTAAATCTATTTCAATCGTCAGATTCGCGGGTAATATACATCGAAGCATATATTCCGCAGTCTGTCTTTGCCGTTTAACACCTAATGCAATCAGTATTTTGATGTAGTACTGACTGTGTTTTAGATTGATACTGTAATTTCCTTCTCCACAAATCTCATCCAGAAGAATCTCTAATTTTCTATGTGTATATGGCGTATTTGGCATAATTTTGGCAAGAATGGCCATTCGTCGGTCATCAAGAGTATCCGCATTTCGAGGTGACAGTTTCAACATTTTTTCCCAGCGCCCCGCTCCGTCTTCATCTAAATCAAATACAAAAGTATCTAAAGCCTTTTCAATAAGCAGCTTAATAACACGATTTAGCTCCGGTTCTACTACATTCGCAAATTCATTAAACTCTACTGCATTAGCAAGCACGTCGGGGAAATAATGTCGAATGTTAGTTTCTCTGCATTCAATACTATTTCGCAAGTCATCACTCATACGTCATCCCCCCTAGTTCGGTGAGTTCATCCGGGTCAAGCTGTATATTCCGTTTCGATCCGTTGACTGTTAAATTTTCTACATCAAGAACTCCTGTTACGTCTAAGATACAACTTTCGATTTTAGATATTCGTAGAATTAACCCTACATTTGTAAATGTATTTACGGAAACAGTTTGCGTGGTTTTCCAGTCGTGATTGAGCTCTTTCAGGTAATTTTTAATTGATTCTACGACTTGCTGTTTTACATCACTCAGTACAAATCCGGGTTTTACAGAAATTTTTGCTTTGACGTTGACTGCTTTCTTAGTAGTTCCCACTACCGTCACATAATGCCCTATCGGTGCCACGCCAACGCCCTGCTGATGATAAGGGATCGGATCCAATACTTCCTGTACTTGTCTTACAAACTCACCATTTGGCGGTTTAAATTCTGATGTACAAAATACGATTTTGACAGTACCTCCGCCGTTCCACACTGGATATACTTTGACACCACCCACGCCGGATATGGACAATACTTTTTCTTTATAGTCGGCAATATTTCCTCCGTACGCTTGCGTTTCAAAACTTTTTAAATACCGTTGACGAAACGCTTCCGTATCTTCGTCATCAACACCAGGAACAGCTAACATTTCAATCCTTGCAGACTTTAACGCAGGTAAGTAATTAATAGGCACAAGCGTTCCCGTTGCCTTATTTCCTGATATACCCACCGTCTCACAGCGCAGTAGATAACTACCAGCATTCATTTTTTTTGCTACTGCATAGTTGATCCCGTCACAAGAAAATCGATGTCCAATTGGTATTTCCAGCGTGTTCGGAATAAATATCCCACGTACGACCGCCCTTGTTGCTTTATACGGCACAAGTCCACGTTCTAAAGCCCGCTCAATTAGAAACTCGCGCTCTGCTGTATCACCAAACGTATTTTTCATGAACCAGTCCAGTGCGGCATACATCAGTTCAAGTTCGATCGATACCGGAGCCGTTGCATCATGTATAATACTGCCTTCTCGTTTATCCACTGCGGGACTAACGGCATCCAGCATTCTTTTTTCTATGACAGAGCTTGTCTGGTCCTCATACATTCTTTATCTTCACGCTCCTTTCAATCTCAACATCTCCGAAAATAGAATGAACTACAAAATAACATTTGACATTCCCCTGTTTGTCATATTTCAAATCAAAGCCGTCTACTTTGTTGATACGGTCATCTACCAGTAGTGCCTCTTCTATCCGGCGCGGGATTTCAGGGATAACGTAAGGCATAGGTTTGCCAAACAGATTAGCAAGTTCCACGCCGTAATTCGAAGAATAAATTATGTGTTTATACCGTTCTGTATTTAAGATCTTATAGACGGCTTGCCGCACAGCTTCCAAGTCATCTGTTATTATCCCCGACACCGTTTCCTCTTCAATATTCATTTGATAGGTTTTAGACGGCATACGTGTCTGGCTGCCCGCAATGGATACGTTGTTAAATTCTTCCGGTAATAATCTCATTTAATCACCCCCACTGTCCGTGGATATCAGAATGGTTGTACACACGATTAGCAACAAAAAACAGCTGCCCGCCGGACTGCTGTATCATAACGACTTTCTCTCCGATTTTTAATCCGTTATAGATAATGATCTTCTTCCTCCCTTTATAGTCATGGTCGTGACTGGCATACTCCGCATATCCTCCGCCGCCTGCCCGCTTTTCGGTGATGTGGTTGACTTCAATATCTACTTCAAAATCACGAACGTTATCGGAAAGTATCAGAAAATCTTCATCCAGTTCATTCTCTCCTACACGGATAACTAAAGGTGCCTCAGATATGACTTCGCCCAGAACGAAATCAGACGGATTCATTCCGCGCACGGTCTGTGCGACAAGAGATTTCAATACATTCGGCAATTCATCATTGATCATTGATTACACCGCCTTTCAGCGTCAAGTCCATCATGTGCGCCTGGTTAGAAAATGTATGAACCACCTTTGTGACCAGTACTTTCTGCGCCAATTCCACATCACCCAAATTAAGCTTTACATAAATCATGGAGCCCGCACGCACCCGGATATCTCCGGCCGCCCCTTTTATGTCTAATTTACGGCGAACTACATTATAAAACTTAAGCATTTGGTTCGCCCGCTCCTGCGGATTTTGGATATTTTTCTGCAACTTTTCATAGTACTGCAGGACACCCCACCGGTCTTTTTCTTTTGATTTTGCAAACTCGTCCGGAGTCATGGGCGCGTAAAATTCTTTTCGCTTCCCTTCTCCCTCTGCCTGCTTGTCTTCTACCACCAACTTGACCAAGTTATACGTGTCCTTGTCTATGCTGCTTTCATAATCAAAATCTTCTGCAGTTTCATTGTCTATGAGGATGGGAACCGCCATGTCAATCGGCTTAGAGAGCATGAGTTTTTGGAAATCATCGTAAAGCACATAAACTTCTTTTGTATTGACTAAGGTGACGTCCAGCGCACCCTGAATAATATCAAAAAGAGTAGCATTATCCTCCACCCTCTTATCAATCACGAATTTAGTATCCGCCAATGTTCCGACTTTTAGCTGAAAATATTCGGCCAGCTTCTGTATGACCTGCGTGGCGGTCATATTCTTGTATTGCCAGCTTTCTTTATTTTTCAGGTATCGGAGTTGATCATAAGCAGTGACATCGATACTGCTGTCTTTGTTTCGTTTCTTTACGAAAACAAACCCGAAGAAAACAGCTTTATCTCCAATCTTGACCTGCACAGTATCCCCCTCAACAAATTTAAGAGTTTCATCTTTGTATACGGTAAACGTGAACTTCCCCGGTGCCCCGCTGATAGTCCATTCAATTTTCGCTCCATCCAACACGGCAGGCGCGTAATATTTGTTTTCCGTCTTGTTATGGATAATAACTTCAAACAAGTTTAAGCACCTGCCCTTTTATATTCTTTTCAAGCGGGTTAGTCACCCCGCTGGCGTTGGCCACTGCTCGCCAGTCAAGATTGCCATCAATAACGCCTTTACAGGCTTCCAGCACAGACAATTGATTTGTTATTTTCATCATTGCGGGAACCTGCGTTGTTGGCGTATATCGCGGTTCTTTTACTCGCAATGTTTCTGTACCATCTTCATTCTTCGTTACTTCTACTTCCTTTGTTCCAAAGAATTTATACTGCTTGAGTACAATACTGATATTTAAATCGTTTCCATTCCGGGCATCCTCACCTATTGTATAATTCTCAATAGTGCAAAGCATGTTAGTATTCCACAACTGAGAATAATCAAAACCCATGCGGGTAACGATAAACCGGACTGGATTCTGCGTCTCTTTAGAAGCTTTGAGTGAATCGAGGAACGGCGCCGCTTTCTTAAAAGAAAATGCGTTTCCTAAAGAGCCGCCGATACGGGATGAAATTGCCCCTACAGCATAATTGATTAATCCTGTTTGTAGAGATGAATCGTAATTTGCAAAAGGATACCTGCTATTAGGCAACAAGAAGTCAAATGATATTTCTGTTAATCCGGGCGTCTTGATTAAATTGACTTCGCCTTCATTAATCAGATTAATTGTTTTATTTTTCCCGTTAATTTTCGTGTTCATTCTGGGCGGCGGAACGGGGAGCATCGTATTCCCTAAAAAGAAATAGTAACTCATCGTTGTACCGCCTCCGCTCCGTTTTCTACAGATTCTATCAATACATCATTCAGCCGCCGCAAGACACCATCAAAATCATTGCCGCCGGTATCTCCTGCAGTGACCCCGCCTACGTCGATATGAATAGTAGCCGTCGTATATTTATTGATTGCTTCTCTCTCAGCCGCTTCTCGAAGAAATGCGAGGTCATCTGCCGTACTATCCAGGGCATCAGCTGCCCGTTTAGCATCCTTCGCCCCTTTGCCGGTATTATCTGCAGTATTCGCCGTGTTATCAACGATATCCTTGGCATTATAACCGGGTGCCTCTATTTCAGGCAACCGGAAAGCATCACTGATACTGTCACCGATTCCTGCGCCGACATTATATCCCCACGCCATTTCATTGGCAGGATCCAGCGTTTTCATCTTATAACCGGAAAAATCATAACCGCCGGAGATTTCTTTTCTCTCAAGATGGAGAGATTCTGCAGAAAAATCAGTGCTGATTCCAAGCTTATTCATCCCTGGGATTTGAGCAATCATATCAACAATAGCGGCTACCGCCTGTCCTACCAGATCAACGACACCATTCCAGATATCCGCAAATAGATTATAGGTGGCATTCAGAGGATCCACAAAAACGTTCCCAATGAATTCTGCAAGAGAGACAAACATATTCACAGTAAATGCAATCATGTTCCATATAGAAGAAAACAGCCACATAAAAGCTCCGAAGATAATACCTGTTGCCGATATACTCGTTCCTGCAAAATAATTGACTGCCGCCACCGCCGCATACAGCACAGCGATAACAGCAATAACTGCTCCAACTATCCACGTCAACGGGCACGCATACAGCGCCGCATTCAGACCTTCTTGTGCCACGGTCAATGCGATTAGTGCCACCGTTTCCAGCCAGTCTGCCGCTGTTTTAGCAGCTGTTGATATCGCTGCCAGCGCCATCTGTCCAGCAGAAACAAGCGCCATCGTTCCGACAAATGCCAGATACCCACCCAGTGCAATAAGTGCCATCTGCATAAGCAGACTGTGATTCTGCACAAATGACGCTACGGCGGAAATTCCTGCAGTGAACATATTGACAAACCGTTCCACACCGCCAATAACCGCATAAATCACAGGCATGATAGACTTAACTCCGTTTTTCAGCATACGGAACATAGAACGGACACCTTCGCTGTTTGCCAGCTGGTTAATGCGGTCTGCAATTGGGGCAAAAGACTTCAATACCACATTTTTAAAATCAATAAAATGATCGCTCCAGCGTTTCGGCATGCGCTCAAATTTGTCATTGATTTCGTCCATATTTTCAAATATAGCCCGCTTGATGATATCTGCGGTGATTTCCCCCTGTGCAGACAGCTGTTTCAACTCGCCGCGGGAAACCTTCATTGTTTTCGCAATCATATCCTGCAGAATTGGTGCGTTTTCAGTAATAGACCTGAATTCATCGCCCTGCAGGCGGCCGCTGGCTAATGCCTGCTGCAGCTGTAGCATGGCGAACTGCTGATTCTCTTTAGATGCACCACCGATAACAAACAGCTTTTGCATACCTTCCATAAACTGTACTGTTTTTCGCGGATCGGGGAAAGCATCTCGAGCATTGACCGAAAGACTGGCCACGGCTTTTGCCATATCCATGTACCCGCCCCGTGCCCGTTGCGCGGATTCGTAAATCATATCATTTAGTGCGGCCACGTTGGACTGTGAACCGGCTACCAGCGCCAACCTGGCATTCAAGCTTGTGTATTCATCCGCCAGTGCTACAGCTCCTGAAATAGAACCTGTAATACTGTCCAGCCCGCGCATGATGACATTCCCGATAATGTTACCGGCAAGGATACTCTTAAATAAACCTGCTTTCCCGGCAGCATAGCCGAAAGAATCTCCGGCGTTCCGGGCGCTTCCGCTGGCGCAGTTTAATTTATTTGATACGGTGTGAGCTGCACGGCTCATTTTTTCAAGCATCGGACTGACACCGTCCCGAAGACTGATGTAGTTCTGCAGTGTTGCCATCTATTGCCCCCCTTTCTATTTACGTTTCAATTTGGACGCCTGCTTTTTCTCTGATTTGATGTATTCATCAACAAAAGCATAGATCATAGCCAATTCGTGCTCCGGCAAAGTAAAAATCTCGTGCGGCAGCCTATGTAGCTTAATAAGCGCAAAATAGGCCACATGCGCATCCAGATCCTTTGCCTTTAAGAGTTTTTTACCGTCTTGATCTTATCGCCCATGCCTGCCTCAAAGTCAGATGCTTGAGATACGGCAGAATACAAATCCGCCAATTCGCCCGGTGTCAGCATCGCTTTAAGTAATTCTTCCGCTCCAATTGCGTCCCAGTTCCCCTGCAGTTCTGCGTCGTTCAGATTGGGGAATACGACAGATTTCAGTGTCATTTCAATCATGAATTTATCCTGATCAAATTCCATCTTCCAGTCCTTAGTTCCTTTGACCGGAATTCGTTTCGTGCAGGCATCCCGTAGACTGTCCATTTCCTCATTAGTCAGTACGCGGATTTCCCACGGCACGGGTTTTCCGTCTTCGCCAACCATTCGCTTTGACGCGGCATATTGTACCGGCGCCTTTTTTATAACGTTTTCTTTAAAAAATGCTTTTAATGTTTTTTCAGCCATTTGATTTTCCTTTCACAAAAGAATAGGCGGGGATGTCCCCGCCGCCCTTACGCTTTCATTCCATCAAGTTCTTTGAATTTTTCAGGAACCTTGATTCCTTCAAAAGTGAATGAAATCTCATCTTCAAGCCACTTACCTTCTGCATCGAACCCAGCAACCGTGCCTTTATCAATATTACAACCAGTCAAAATCACAGTATGTTTTCCTGCTTCGCTGGTCGGGTCATTATTGACGACCTGCAGATCAAAGTAAGTATCCACTCCCTGATTGACGTATTTCAGCATCATATTTTCAAAGAGCGAAGTATTCTTGTAAATTGTCAGTGTACCGCTGCCTTTAGCGGACACGGATTTATTCCCTTTCATCAGGCGTCCCAGAATAGCAACTTCTTCCTTCTCTTTTTCGATAGTTGCTTCAAGGCTCTTTGCCTGAAATAACAGATACCTGTTTCCATCTACCGTTACATAGGCACTGGCCAGCTTTGCTGAAATGACATCCTTGGCCAGCATCGTACGGATTGCGCTGATTTCATCTGCCATGAGCTATCTCCTTTCTTACGCGACCACCACAGTACAATATAATTTTTCCATACACGCCGTCGGCTGGATTTCAAATGTCCACAGAACGGCGGTTTTCTCTTCGCCCTGCGTGGGTACAGGCAAGTCATCATCCACAAAGTTCTGAATCGCCCTGACACGCTGGTATTCTTCAAACAGCGCTATACCGTCTTTCCACAAAGAAATTCGCCCATCAGCATCATTCTGCACCTTACCGAGATAAATCCGATTAAACAGTCGGGCAATGTCAATTGCCGCATTATCCAGCACACGGATTACCTGATTCAGCGTAAAATCTTTATTCATTGCTTTGGTTACTTTCGTGAAGGTATTAATATCTGTAAGAACACGGGTATCGCCTAATACATTGCCGGATACCGAATCGGAAACATTATGGAACATGAACATGCCATCGCTGACTGCCTGTTCAAGCTCATATTGCTTGAAGTTGGTATTGACCGTATATTCTCCGTCATAGATCGCGTTCGTGCAGCTTGCATTGATTGCGCATGCAGCTTCTTTCCCAGTGAGCCAGTATACTAAGGATCCTTTTTCAACGCCTGTATCTGTCACATCATTCTTAATGGAAATAACGCCGGGATAATTAACCTTGGTCTTACCGTAAATAACAAGCTGGAATTTTGAGCCTGTGTTTTCACGGCAGCGCTTTGTAAAATTAATCAGCAAGGACTGTACCGTCTCGTCAGAACCTGCATATCCCAAAATATTAAAATAATACGGCTCTATATGCTCAATAAAAGACTGATACTCGGAAACAGTAATTGCTGTTCCATTCGTGCCACCGATCAGTGGTTCCGCCGCTTTTACAGTAAGTGTCGCGGTTTTACTGAATACGACAAAATCATTATCCTGCAAATCCGCGCCCTTGCTGACGTTTGACTGTTTATCTACCGTTTTCAGCAATCCGTCTGTCGTGAGATAAGTGTACACGATGAACTTTCCGCTGTTATCCGGATCGCTCTGTACCGCGGTGGATAAATTATTTCCTCTGGTTCCCGCATATTTTGCCGTTGCCAGTGTATTCTTTGCTTTCTCTCCGCCGCTGTTCAGACGGTAGAAATACCCTGTCTTCAGATTAATAAACAAATCGCGCAAAGGCTTCATTTTATCATGGCCATAATCATAGCCGAAAATCTTCTGACAGTTTTTCTGGAAATCTTCCGCTTCCACGCGGAATACAGCTCCGCTTACACCCCAATCCAGATCAAGCGCCATCGCCGCATAACCGCGGTCGGCGATATCCGTCATCGGACGGTCTTTTGAAATGAAATTGATATATGTACCGGGCAATTTCTTATTTTGGAAAAGCCAGGTACCGCCACCTAATGCCATAAGTTACCTCCTTTAGTTAATATCCTGCTTAACAGGCTGATTTAACGCATCTTTCAGTAATTCATCAATCTGGGAATGCGTATACTGCTCTCCCTCGCTAAGCAAATGCGTCAAAATGTCCGCATAGCGTTTATACTTGGCTGATTTAACAATCGTTACGCCGTCGAAACGCTCCTCGGACGCTGCCTGTTCTTCTTTTTTAATTGCCATTTTTTATGGCTCCTTCCGTTTTTAAACTCTGCATTTTTTCTGCTTTTTCCCGATCTTTTAAAATAAATAAATTGTAAGAAACAAAGAAGTGGAGTGCGCCGTCAGTCGTGCGGTAATGCATGTCCGTTCCTCTAATGACAGATCCATCCGAAAGAGTAATATACTCCAGCTCTACAAAGAATGCTTCTGCCATCTTGTGAATTTCTTCCCTGACATCTGAAACTTCATCGGCCGCATTCGGCATGAACCAGATATCAAAGCTATGCTCCTTCCAGTAACGGTTACCAACAGACAGTTCCTGTGACTGATCCAGCTGCTTCAGATAAAAGCACGGAAACACGACATGATTCTTCTTTACGTCTACATACACAGGATATTTAGTCAGCTTATGCAGTTTTGATGAGATGCCTTTGATTACCTCATTAATTATTGTCATGTGCTGTACCTCAATAACACCCGGTTTATATTTCGGCGCAAAATATTTTTAGACTGCCGTTCCGTTTCTTTTTCCGCTTTTTCGGCCATATTCAAGCCGTCCACCCAGCCTTTCACCAATTGTTTCCCCAGTATGGGCACGAAACGCCCAGGCTGCTGTCGGTGACCGTCATTCACGTAAGAAGCGTAGGACGCGGTATTGAATACTTTGACTTTGTACTCCTGCCCTTCCCGCTCTACAGTTCCCGCACTCCAGGAACGTCGCATATGCTCGGAATTGTGGAGCATTTTGAATTTACGTTCCCCTTTGTGCTTATAAGCAACTTTTGCGTCACTACTGTAGAGTTTTTTGTGTTTGTTAAAATCTTTAACCTTAGAATATTCAGCAACCCTACTATTCTTATATTCATTCTCACTAACCTGTCTAACCTCAGTGCCTTTCACCGGCGTATTCTTCTTAGCTTCTCTGATATACACCGCTGCCATTTCATTTACGCTCTGCCGTTTGGCCTCTTCCATTGCGACGCTATTCAGTTCCGCGATTCGCTTCTGCAGTTCTTCAAAGCCTCTGAAATCTACAGTTACATCAGCCATCGTGCACCTCCCGGTGTTCCAGGCTGATTTCCTGATGATTATCATAGACAGCAGATACACCTGCAGATTTAAAATGCAGAGGCCGCCCTTGCCGTACCACGTCAATATCAGCACCTGCAGGCACATCAATTTCAGGAGATAAGAACAGAGCGACGGACTGTGTCATAACAGGAATGCCATCACCGCCAGTCGCAGGCAAATTCTTGTAAGAAATACGGCAAGGGTACTCCGCAGATGTCACCCTTACCGTTTTTACAATTCCCGTATCTGAATCTACAGTATCCTTTTCTGTAATAATTTTGCATGTATCCGCATACAGGCTTTCAATGGCTTTTCTTGATCTTACCAACGCAGCCTTCGGAAGCATCCTAAATCACGCTCCTTTGTCCATAATGCAATCAGCGCATCCATTCTCTGTTCTGCCGAAGTTCCACCAAGCTCTACCGTCGTATCGCCCTCTTTTATGGATTTTACGACGTCAAGCTCATCAGCACTTAAAATAGCTGCCTTGCTCATTTGCATGAACCTGCCTGCTGTCATTTCATCTACAGTACGCTGCAGCTCATCAGGGATTTCTTTCAAGTTGCAGCTGTTCAGGACATGCTGTAACTCTCCTTGATAGATGTATTCCAGCAATACCATATCAGAATCTTTGACATCATACCCGGTCGCACCCTTAATGAGTATTTTTACATCGGCAATCATAAGAATTACTCCTTGATCAGAGAAAGGATATCGGCTTTTGTATCCGCACCGGAAATATCAATCCCGTTAGCTTCCGCATAATCAACAAGCTGCTGCTTGGTCATCTTATCCAGTGCAGCAGCACCATTATCAGCGCCATAGTCCTCATCAAGAACGAATCCCTCTTTGATTAGTTTCTCTTTCTGGAAATCACTTTCTGTATATTGCACCTCATTCAATCTGGTTAATCTTTCCATGATTTACCTCCTTACACCCCGGTATTAACCCATACACCAGCCAGCTTGTTTGTCGGAATCCAGAGATCATGGAATTTGCGGTAATCCAACTTCCACGCATCGGCCTTCTGATTCACGTTCGGTTCAAAAATGCGAATCTTGTCCGTCTTAGAAACCGCAATCGGTGCACGGCGGGCAATGATAATCCAGTTGATTCCTTTTGCAGCAGTATCCGGCTTAAATCCGCCTTTTTCCTGCCCAGCCGTTTTGCCGTCGTTGAATACATACGCCGTCTTCATGCGGGCGGAAGGAACTGAAAGAATCGGAATTTCATTATAGGTTTTTACTTTGGTAGTAATTTCACCAGCTTTAAAGTCCGCCGTATCCAAGTACTTAGTAATGTCTTTTGCATTGTTCAGGATAGTGCGAATCGGAGTAGCCATGATAATGACAAGGGGTTCCCCTTCTCCGATAATGTCCTGCACTTTTGCAATTTCATCATCCAGCTTTTCCAGCACGTTTGTTTTATCCGGCGTGAAAGTTGCCGTTTCATGGGATGCGCCTTTTGCCAAAGCCGCAATCTTAGAGTAGCGGAACGCATCCACTTCCGGGATAACCTGTGTACGCTGGAACTCGCCCATAACGTTTCCGGCAGATGCCACAAAATTGGATTCATCCACATCCATAGCGTCAAGCATAAACGTGCGTCCGCGATCCTGTGTTAATTTGTAATCTGCGTATTTCAGAGTTACAGCACCCTGATTAAACCCGTTGTCACGGTCATATTTCGCTAAGCCGCCGATAGAAATCTCCGGCATTTTTACCGTATCCCCGCCGCTGTATTTTACATTCTGTGCATTAGATTCCATCCATCCGGAAGTCGCACCTACCAACATTTGCTTATCCAGACTCTGTTGGAAATTCTTTGCATATTCAAGTGTATTAATTGCCATTGTTTAATTCTCCTTTTTTATTAAATACCTAATGCCTGTTCAAATTGCTGCTGCACAGTCAGTTTTGCCGCATCGCCACCGTCAGAACCTGATCCAGGATGGATGCCATCTACTTCTTTTTTCTGTTTATCCACGACATCAAACAGATACGTGTCTGATTTCTGCAGCTCTTTAATTTTGTCGGAAAGTCCAACGACTTCCCCTTTTTCGTCCAGCTTTGCGTCTTTCAAATCCAGCAGAGCGCGGGCAGCCTTAATATTCTTTGCCTTTGCCGCAGTCAGAGAACGTTCTACCGCCGCATCCAGTTTCATCTGCGCAAGCTGCGTAGCATGTTCTGTTTCCATAGTCTTGGCAGCCGCCTGCATAGCCTCAATCTGTTTCTTGAGCCCCGCATTACTGTCATTGTTCTTTTTTAAACCCTCAATCTGTTTTGATAATTCCCCTTTCTCTTTTTCGGCATTCTTCAGGGCTTCGTTCTTTTCGTTGAACTGTGACTTGGCCACATAATTTTTACCGTAATCCTCCGAAATTTTCGTAACCTGTTCATCAGTCAGCCCCAACGCCTTTAACTCTTCTTTTGTCATAATAATCTCCTTTCGACTTTTTATCGTGGTTTATCCCCCACACCGGAAATACCTGTTCTTTTTCGCCTGCAGTACGGAAAAGGCAATATAAAAGCACCCGTTAAGAGTGCTTTTGAAACCGTATGTTATTTTTATCCGCTACCAATCCGGATGAGTAGTGATTTTAGTAATGATATCTTCAGCAATATTTCTGTTATCTTCATTTAGCCCCTGTATATTATCAGCAATAGCATCCACTAAATCCGCGGCTTTCTCATCTTCCATCTCATCAGAAAAAATGAAGTGCATTTTCTTTAAGAACATTTTTTCTTTTTCAGTAAACTCATACCGTAGAATCATTTTATTTCCCTTTCTTATATTTTTTCAGTCGAGATTTACCTGTCGGCCACGATGTAATAATAACCCCCGTGTCAGGATTTATATTCACAGTTGTAGCTTCACCGATAAATCTCTGCGAGTTTCCATTTTCTTTTACTACGACCTCTCCAACATGCAGTGGATTTATCAATGCATCTCTAATACCATCTAAATCAAGATTGCGGACATCCGCCCTTTCCTGCTGGTGCTTAGACAGCTTGGCAATAGTAATTCCGTTACTGGTTTTTAACCCAGTCAATGCACCGGTATCGGTATTCTTTACGTATTTATTATACCATTCCTCATAATGCAAATCACCTTCAACGAATACGGTTTTCCCAGTCACCGGGTCTCTTGCCGCCCTCGTGACCTCCTGACTATCAGTAATTCCTTCAATATACGGAACCGTCGTAGAGCGGCAGTAGCAGTGGAACGGCGGCATGGTAATTCCCGGCTTAGCGTCTTTTCTGTCGAATACTTTTTTATCCAGATGCCGACAAATGTCCGATGTCTTCAAATCCAGTACAGCCAGTATCTGATATTGCTCCACATCTAACGCATCGTAAGTATCAAGCATTGCCTTTTCCTGCACATAGGCTGTTTCCGTTTCCACTAAACGACGGGCATTGCTGAACGATACATTAAATCGTTTTTGTATCCGATTAATTAACGGTGCCACGCCTTCACCAATCATAAAAGACCGTGCCATTTCTGTCTGCAGGGTATTCATGAGCTGCGTTTTATTCTCCCATATCCGCTGTGAAAAGTCTTTACCGTCGCTTGCCCACGGCTTGGATACGGCGGTTTCTATATCCCGCTTTGCTACTTCCTTAAATGTGGAAAACTTGCCTTTCAATTTTTGCGCTTCATACGCCGTTTTGTAAACGCTGTCTTCATATACTTCAGAAAGCAAACTACGCATGCTTAGATTTTGCGCTTTTGCCAGTTCTTCAACATACCGCGATGTCTTAATATATAATTCCTGGCTCCTGTCCAACCGTGCGCGAATAGAAGCTTTATCCAACATTTTGATATATTTTTGCGGAAGGTCTTTCTTTTTGGCCAGTTTAATATATTCTTTTAATGTCAGTCGAAATGCTTTCAGCTCCCGTGCATCGAGTTCCCTTTTCGCATCAGCCAGAGACATTTCATTTTCTTCCGCGTATCTGTAATACCAGTCCAGCACTTCCTTGCGTAATGCGGTCAACGCTTTCGTGTATTCCCTGCGCATAGCAGCCGTGACGGTTTCTGCTTTCCCCATCTGTTGCCGTTTCAGCCTTTCAAAACGCTTTTCCCAGTAGTTCATTCTTCAGCACCGTTAGGCGCGGAACCGTCTGCCGCATAATCAGGCATAAGAGCCTCAGTATTTTCCTTTTCAAGCCGCGCCAGTTCTTCCGCCGTATCTTTCGTCCACGGATGATTTGCTACAATGGTCTCCCTGCTGATGATTCCAACTGAATTTTTGCAGTTCTGAATGACTTCCGACTCATTAACAGGCGTATCTCTGTTAAAGATGAATTCTACTTTATTTTTATCAGGATTTGTGCCGCTAATGCGCAAGAATGTATTCACAAACCACATCAGTTGTTCCAGACTTGCCTGAAATTCCATCTCCATGTTATTGGCGTCTAAGTCTATATCGCTGTAAATAGAGCGGATATTCATCTGATTGGGATTATTTGACATACGGTCATCTTTGGCATCAAAACCATGGCCGTTCTCAATAATCGCCTTCTTCAGCAGCTTGATAATCAGATCATAGTTGTCCGCATTGACTTCAATGCTAAGCGTCCGCACATCGCCTTTTCTGTCTTCCGTTCCTACTTTGATTACACCGTAAGCAATTAAGTTCCGGCGGAATTCCGATAAATCCTCACCTTCATATCCCTCCAGAATTAGAATGGTGCTGCGAATGTCTTCCGCCATGTTATCACTGTAATTACTTAACAGCGCATTCAGGGCGTCCTGCAGCCCCTTCACACGGCTTATCAGCGGCAGCTCCCGATTATTGTACTTGAATGCGATCAGCGGCACTCTGTCCCAATTAAATGGCTCCCCGTTTACCGTGAGGTAGTCGGCATCTGTCTGCTCTACATCGGGAATAAGCTTTTTGCTGTCCGTGTAAATGTATCGACGTATACCTCCAGTCGTATAGTGCTCTACTTTCCATATGATTTTCGGCTGCGTGCCCTCATAAGTAAAGACAGAATAGATCCGCAAAAATGAGTCCAGTATTTCATGTTCCTCATCCACCCAAAATGGAAGAACCTGTTCCGGGGCGAACCTCTTGAACCGAAGTTCGCCATTTGATATATACGGATGCAAGTACCCCATCCCGCAGTTCAGTACGTCCATTCCCAGATTCTTCAGGCGGCGTCGGAACGTTTGATTAAATATGGTATCTAACTGTTTACCATATCCTTCATCATCTGTCCGTACTTCCAGCGGCTTAGACAACAGATAGCTTACTTTTTGATCCACCAGTTCCGCATAGCGGTTATCCACAATCCGATTATTCGGCAAACCATTAACTGTCCGAGTATTGCCGTTCGTATCTACAGCCTGTCTTTGTTTATTTAAAATATCATGGTCTCCATCAAAGTACCGCTTGCCGACAATCATCTGATTTCGTTTCCCTGAATCAATCCATGCTTGAAGTTCCAACTCCAGAAACTCTATTTCCGTGAACCCGCTGCCGCTCCCACGGCGTATAATATTATTCCACAACGCATTTAAGCTAAAATCCATCGTCCACCGCCTATGTTAAAAATTGAATACCGCTGCCTCTTCGCCCAAATCGCTCCATGGCATACCTCATGGCATCGAGTAGATGATTAAAATCGTCAATCGGTTTATTCACCTGATTATCAAATTTATCCTTGTCCCATGTATAATTTCCTATCTCCGTGAGGAAATTAACGCAACGCGGATGAATAACAATTTTATAATCTTGTATCAGCTGTATCCCGTTCAGTATGCTGTCTCTGCCTTTTTTCGCAGCATGAATACGAGTTAGCCCCAATGCACGGAGCTGTGCGATTGACTTAGGTTCCGCGCTGTCTGCCGTAATATTTTCCTTGCTATACCCCATCCTGCTTATTTCTCGGTAAATCACTTCGTTGGTCAGGCCTTTTTTATACATTTCGTCAAATACATAAATCTCCCTTGCTTTCGTATCTACCAGCCCGCAGAAGAGCGCGGACGGGTCATTTGTATACCCAAAATCAAGACCAAAAGCAGATTGCACACTTTCTCTTCTTGCAATTTCTGCAGTATCAAATGTCCTCTCTTCCCAGTTTTCATACACCAGTCCTTCAACGATACCCCAATCGCCAAGTCCTGCCACCTGATATCGTCTCGGATTGTTCAGCCGCATACGCTCAAACATACTGCGGTCAGAATCATCAAGAAATTCATTGCATTGATAGTTCGTTGTCTTTGCAAGAATATCATTATCTGCCTTATCAAAAAATCTCTTTTTGAGCCAGTGTTTTTCATTCCATGGATTAAAAGTCAACGTTGCCTGCTTAAACAGTCCTTCCGGTACTTCGCCTCGTATAGATTCATCCAGCGTATCGAATGCTGCCTCTGACGTAATTTCATATGCTTCCTCCACCCACAGCCAACAAAGCACGCCGACGTCAACCGTGATAGAAGTAACTTTCAGCGGATCATCCAGTCCCCGAAAGAATATCTTCTGTCCTGTCGGCTTATAAGTGATTTCAAGAGGACTTTCCCTGCAGATAAAATAATCGTCCACCCCTAAGCGGTGTATTGCCCATTTAAGCTGTGTATAACAGCTGTCTTTTAGTGTTCTGAAAGTTTTCCGTACTACCAGCAGGTTCGCTTCGTGATATTTCATCATGTTATAGATAAACCATAACGCGGTGGTAACTGACTTTTTACTCGTACGACTGCCTTTAACCACCCGGTACCTGCCTTTGAAATTCCAGAAGTCCCTGTAACCGCCGCCGATAACATCCGGAAGATATATCCTATTGGCATTACTCATGAATTTCACGCTCTCCGGTGATGATCACAGGTACCATTTCAATCTTCGTATCAGAACTGAACAGGTCGTGGCGTTTCCCCATTAATTCAAGTGCTTTTGTCTGGTCTCTTGCAGAAATTTGTTTTTTTATTATCTTTGCTTCACTGAACCCATCGCCGACACCTTCGGTAACGACTACTTCTTCTTTAAGTTCCCCTCTGCCTGCTTTAGACAGCCGCCACAGCGCTTCCGCTGCAGACATCATGCCGTCTTCAAAGACTTTGTCCTGCAATTCTTTGATACGACTTTTTATTTCAACATTCTTCAACAATCGCTGACCCATTGAATATGCCGTTTTCTCGCTGTATCCCGCTCGTATAGCTGCCTGCGTTGCATTCAGATTAATCAGGTACTCAACGCAGAATTTCTCTTGTCTTGGTGTCACGCCACCACCTCCTTTCTGCAATAAAAAGGCACCCGTTAGAGTGCCACAAATTTACTGAGCCTACACGTCAAGAATACGATGCGTAGGCTCTTAATTAGGGAGGAAGTAAGTAAAATGTCCTTACTTTCACACATACACTATATCACAGGTTGATAGTGGCTTTTAATGGCGTGGACTCTAAATCACGTAAAGCTGCACCATGAATTCGATATACCCAACGGAGATCAAAATACATCTGCATCGCAATTTCTTCCCATTTCTGATTGAGCATATATCTGCGGTATAACACCGACCATCGGTCATGGTCTTTTTCACAGCTAATCAGAGCTTCTGCTTTATCCTGCATATCCATCAAACGAATAAATTCCCGTGATGTTTCTGCTCTTTTCATTTCGAGTCTGCAGATTACCTCATCTAGCGATTTTATGTTATTTGATTGTATTTTGTTACCTAATTGTGGAGATTTTAAAGAAATGACTTCACATTCAATTTCTTTCAGCCGTTCCTTGCAAGCTTCTACCCGTGCATGCTGCCGCCGGACATCATTCAGAAATTCTTTAACGGTCATCATATGTACCTCTACCTGAAATCACACATAGAGAACAAATCAGCAACCCGACACATGCACCAAAAATCATACCTAACACAAACATCATAATCTGAAACCTCCCTCTTTAATTACTTACGCTTTTTTGAAAATCCCATGTATTTTTCATTACCCGGTAAATCTGCTGGGCACTAAACTGCCGAAACATATCATTCATTATTTCCTGAAATACATTCTTGGATGGCCATGTATCAGAAGATACACAAGGCTTAAACAAATATGGCCATCCGCTACCTGTTAATCCATAAGATGAATTCTCCTGTAAATAAGTTCCACAACCGCGAACCAAGAACAAATAACTGCAGAGATTCATATTTACAGCTTTAGCTTCAGTAAACGTAGACAACCATATATCAGAATCCGACTGCGGCCAGGGATCCACAAAAATTTCACCGGCCATTTTCTGAATACCGGGAATACAAGACCGTCTTGCATTCATCTCACAGATTTTTAATAATTTCCATCTCTCTGCATCGAAATCCATCGTTGCGTTACACCTCTCTGCTACCGAACATTTGAACTATTTTTATGGGTTACCCGTTAACGTGTGACCCAAGCCGTCTCTCGGAGCACCGATAAAATCAAGTGCCCCAACACGGTTAACAATAGGTTACACGTTAGCGCAAATAGGGTATGTGTTTTTTATAGACCCCCCCTATACCCTCCTTATACCTTAGGGTAGGTATATTTCAACCAACTATATATATTTAACGTGTAACACGTGTAACCTAACATATCTATACCTCTTTTCTTTCGATAATCACTGGTAAAAATCGGGTAACACGTTTTTCGGATTTACGTGTAGCTTACGTGTAGCCCGTGTAACAGAAATTAATTAAGTATTGTAATGACACGGCATGCTTTTCCCTGGTATTTCACAACATTCAAATTTCTTACCCATCCATCGGCGCCTGTGGACGTTTCTATTTTCTTTTCTGTAGCAAATTCTTTAATCATCTTTTCGTAGCTGATACCGTCCTTGTACATTGCCTCACGCAACGCGTTGGGGAATACGTGGGTCTTTCCTCCTCGGATAAACCCATAGAGGGGTGAAACGGTTTTCTGCATACTGCTATAACTTTCGTTATCGAAATGGGCTATATTGGCAGCCATCCAGTTTTGAACAAAATCCCACGCACGGTCTGTATCGGAAATTTCATGGATCGTCGGAAGAGATTTAAATACTTCTCCACTCATATATTCCGCCTGTGATAAAGCTGTCTGGATATCCATATGCCACAGCCACATCCCTGCAAGCACGTCAGCCGTCGTAATAAGCGCCACGGCGTCTATATGGACAGGGCTGTAATCGGTATACCGCATAGACAGATCTTGCCGGATACGGTTCCACACCTCGCTAGCCACTGGTCGGTTTGCAAGCAGCGCTTTAATGTACAGGGAGCCCGCTAATCCATAACTGTCCATTTGATGAACCTGTTTAGCAAGTCCATCCGGAAGAACAGGATATGTATTGATTTCAAGGATTCGGTTCTTAACGCCGCGGACGGAATTTTCCCGGGTAAGCGGTTCTTCCCCGTTGGCCATGCCGATGGTTCGCCAGTAAGCGGTCTTCTGCAGGCCCGTCTTGCTGGCGCGACCCTTGCCTTTACCGCCTTCCAGCATATAGACCACATATTCCAAATAATCCTGCTTGTCACGCCCCTGGCCTGCGACCTGCCGCTCGTTAATGGCAACAGGAAAATCAGAGAGCAGGGATAGGCGGCGCTCCAATCCGGCCTTTGTCGTGAGGAAACTGGTCATCATCCGGTCAGGATTCCCCCATACGCTCATGGCCATTTTCATAGCAGCCGTCTTCCCGCCGCCGGACGTACCCCAAAAATACAGAAGGAAATTCCGCTGGCGGAACAATCCCAGTAAAGGCGTAGCGAAGGATGCTGCCATAAGGAACCGGGCGAAGGTATACTTCCGGATTTCCCCGGCCAGCTGATACCAACGCGATAATTCTCCGGCCGCCTGCATGGCTTCCGTAATATCCCCCTCGTCATCCATTTCAATCCGGTAATTCGTGTTGGACGGAAGGATGAATTCTTCATAATGTTTACGCCATCCCAGGCGGGAGACGCTGTAGCACAAAGGGATTCTGTCTTGGTTCATGGCTTCCATTTGCTGTAAGTATTTCACAAGGTACTTGGCCGTTTCCGATGAAATATTAAGTCCCCAATCAGACAGCTTAACGATGCTTCGGCTGGAAAATACGGTCGACCGCGGCTGTACCGTCCGGCGCCATTGGTTATAATATTTGAAGCATATTTCGACCTTTTCGATATCTGTATCCATGTTATACAGCCGTGACGTCAGAACTACCGGAACACCCGATGCCGGATTCCTGATCACATCCCCGTCCATCCGCTCGCGGTATTCACACACACCGGTAGCGTCCACAGAAAAACCTGCAGGTATCCGAAGGTCTATTGGACAATCAGGAATGAGTGATTTCGTCGTTTTAGGAGCTTTAGATGTTCCTTGAGATGTAGATATCCTTTCCGTAGATGAGGACTCAACGTGAAAGCTTTTCCGGCGTTCCTCGGCAATAATTTTGGATAAGTCATTAAGATTGATATGTCCTTTAAACCTTGCCTTATGTTTCTGGAATTCCAAAGGCGCCTCTTTCTGAAGCAGAGCAAGTGCTCCAATAACTTCAGGGGTAAAAACCGTTTCAGGGTTTGGCGTCGTCACCGCCCGCAATGTGGCCATAGCACGGGGTATATTAGCCAGTGCCCATCCGGATGGACATTTAACAGGACAGTTTTCACAGTGTTTGAATCCGAGTGTTTTCTGTATATACTCACATGTGCGTGGACTCATATTAGAAAGGACTTCCGCAATCTTGGCATCAGTCTTTTCTGCGTTGTATCGTTTATGATCAGCTTTGGATAGTTCATGGCATGCCGCCGGCCCATCAGAAGCTCTCGCCAGATTAGAAAGAGCCGCGACCCATTCATCATAAGTGATAGTATCCGCATCCAGTTCGCAATGCTGCAGAAATTTGCAATTGGACAGCATCATGAAAGAGTTGCCGTCTGTTTTGCGCCGCTCAAAGCCTTGCTTGCGGTCAGAAAGCAATTGAGGTATTTCGACCTGTAAAGATGCAAAATCTTCATAACGGTAACGGAGATCCGCGTATTCAATCACTTCACAAAGCACCGGATTTTCAGGATCCTTAAAATTCCACGTATAAGGCACCCTGAGGATACGTGATAAATCAGCCGTCGCGTCAATTTTCCAGCCGTTGGCCACCGCATTATTCCGTATGATTTGCTGGAGCTTGCGGACAGTATTAATGACTTCCGCCCGATTTTCGTCGTTGATTATAACGGGTTCTTTAAGCAGCCAGTAAGCATGAAGCCCGTGCCCGGAAGACACAATGATAGACGGTGGATACTTTTCCGGTAGTAACCCCATTGCTTCATCAACGGATTTCGGAAGATTTCCTGCTTTATGTGCCGCAGAGTCCACGATATCAATATCTACCCAGAGGCAGGCAATAGATGTAACATTCTGTTGCTTAGCGCGAAGATCAGCAGGAAGAGGATCAGCCGTTGTCCCCAAAGAAAAATAGACATCCTTCCGCATGCCGGAAAGCATTCGCGCCATATTCCATATTTTTTTAGAGACTTCGGGTTCCAACAGGTATGAATGAGTTGCCTTGTCCTGTTTTGTCCAAAGATACACATACCCATGGCATCCTTTATATATCTCTTCAAAAAAATCAAGTTCTGTCATAGCTGTTTACCGGAAAGAATCTGTTCTGCATCTTCACAGGACCGGGCGATTCCCGCGCGGGCTCCCCGCTCTTGCAAATAGTCAAGCATGTTCTGCTGTACCGGGCGCACCTTTCCGTCCGGTTTCTTGATTTCAATTCCGCAAAAGACTGCTATTTCCTTCCCAACCATACCTGGAGTAACAGTAATTGTACGGAACCCAAATAAATCGGGAAATCCTGCCGGTAAACCTGTAGAAAATCTCCGGGCTCCGTAAATGGTTACTGATCTTGCGCTGCTTTTATGTACAGTTCCCGTCCATCCGCTACCTACATTAGCGCGAAACATAGTTCCCAGCTTGTTTTCTGATATATGTAAACGAATTAAATTCTGTAATTCATGCTCTGTCATCATAATCACCTCTATTTATTGAAACTAAACGGATTGCCGGATCCCTTTGATTTCCATCATCTTCCTTACCCAGCCAAATTTATAGCCCCGCCGGAGAGCGATATCTTCCAAATCCTGCCGACTTCTGGCCCGTCCGACTTCTTGACGCTTCCGCTTTTTCTCCAGCAGTTCCAGGCTGTCAATTTTCGCCAGCGTTCCCGCTTCTTCTTTTACTTTCCTCTCGGCCACAGGCGGCACATATCCGCAGTAAGGACAGGTACGCTGTGCCGTCATCCACACCTGATAACATTTCGGACACTGATGCATAGATATTTCCCGTATCCGTTTCTTTTTAGGTTTACTGTCCAGCGTCCATTCTTGTGGCGCATTAGGAAGGCCATGACGGAAACAATTTCCCACATGGTCAATAATAACGGCCACCTTGGAAGGATTATCAGGATCGGGACGAAGCGGACGCATAGACTGCTGGATAAACAGTGTCAGGGACGCTGTCGGCCGCGCCAGAATCACCGCTTCCATTCCCGGCACATCAAACCCTTCTCCCAAAAGATCCACATTGCATAGAACACGGAGTTTTTTGCGGCGGAAATCGGAAATAATCCTGTCCCTTTCCGCCTTGTGTGTTTCTCCGTCCACATGGGCTGCGGATATCCCGGCCGCCCGGAATTTTGCCGCCGTGTGCTCACTGTGCTTACGAGACACGCAGTAACAGACCGTCTGCCGGCCGTCTGCCAGCTTTTGGTAATTAGCAACAATATCCCCCACGAGGGCATCATCGTCTACAGCACGTTCCAATTCGGACTTCACATAATCTCCGAATTGGATACGTACTGATTTAATATCCGCCTTGGATGGCGGCGCATAATAGTTATATTTGGACAGATTCCCCCATTGGATCAGCTCATCTACAGACGGCCCCATAACAAGAGATTGAAAAATATCTCCCAGTCCGTTGCCGTCAAGCCTTGCAGGTGTAGCCGTCACACCAAGCGTCATCGCCTGAGGGAATGCCTCCATGATTTTCTTCCACGTTCCTGCTGTCGCATGGTGTGCCTCATCGATAATGATGAAATCAGGTGGCGGGATACGGGTAAGCCGTCGTGCCACTGTTTGGACGGAACCGATCTGGACAGATGATTCATAATCAGCAGGTACACCAGCAGAAATGATACCGTGACGGATATTCATTGCTGTAAAAGTGCGGTCAGACTGGTCGATGAGTTCCCGGCGATGAACCAGGAACAGTACCCGTTTATTAACCAGTGCCGTTTTTCCCGCCATCCAGCCAACTACAACAGTTTTTCCTGCCCCACACGGGGCGACGGCACAGACACGCTGAACGCCCGAAGAAAAATCTGCGGCAATCCGGCTGATCAGATCCGTCTGGTAACTCCGCAGATTAAACATAGTATTAGGCCTCCCACGGAGCGGTGCCCGGGACAGCAATATTCATGCCCTGCAGCGTCTGTGGTGCTGCTGTCTGTACAGGCGGTACGGCAGCTGCCGGCTGCCGCGGGGCAGAATAGCCTGCCGCCGTCCCCATCTGCGGAACGGCGGCAGGGTGCGGCGCTGACTGTTCCTGTTCTGCCTTCGTTTCAACAAATTCTACCCCTGTCAATACGGCGTTGAGACTTGCCTGCGGCTGGTTGGCTTTGTCAGTATAAGCACGGGCTTCCAGATTCCGCACATGGCATGCAATACGATTGCCCTTATGAAAATACTGTAGGATTGTATTTCCCTGTTTTCCGAATACAGAAATACTGACAAACTGTGCAATCCGGTTGCCGTTTTCGTCTTTGCGCCCGGTTTCCACCGCCATAGAAAACCGCACATAAGCGTCTCTGCCCGTCATCGGCTGTACCAGCTCCGGTTCTCTCGCAATTCTTCCGTAAAGTGTAGCTGAAATCATAGTCATTCTCCTTTATTTTTAAAATGGGACATCTGTATCATTTAAAAGCGGTTCGCCGGTAAGAGGTTCCGCGATTTTTGCCTGTCCCTGCTCAATCAGGTATTTTGTAATCTCTCTATCTACGGCAAGCCAATCGGCGTCTGTCGCGTCGTTGACTGTCGCCGCGGCTCCGCGCTGTCCTTGCATCCGGGCAGTCATATAAGTGTCCAGCGGCTGTGTTTTATCCCAGCCGATCTGTGCCCAAATTCGTTCCAAACGCTGGCGGTGTGTTTTGTCTTGTGGTTTGCCGGCGGCAGAGTTTACAGGCATTTGATTAACTGCCGGCGTTGCGGCCTGACGGATAACAGGCGCGGGTTCTGTAACCGGAGCACCTGCATTAAGCCACTGCAGGAGTGCCTTGCCGCAATCAGCCGTAGGCGTAAAATACTGCCCATCAAACAGCTTTGTCCTGTCCTTACTGACCGTGGCTGTATGGTTCTGCGATAAATCAAAGACAGTGGTAAATTCGTATTCAATACCGTCACGCTGGATAGGTGCCATGCCGACCTTCTGGATCTGTTTCCTTCCATTTACCTCGGTCTGTATATATTCCGTCTTGCTTCTCATTGTGACAATGACGTGGAGTGGCGTATGCAGCATGGTCTCTACCAACTGGTTGTGAAGTGGCGTAATTTCACGCCATGCCGCCCAGCTGTTTCCTCTGTACTTGCTGTCTGCCGCTTTCCCCTGCTGGTCAAGCAGGCCCCCTTCTCCACTCCATGCGTGTGACAGGCTGTCAATAATAATTAATTCGAATCCTGCCGCTTCTGCCGCGTGGATTGCTTCAATATATTTCTGAGGGCTATACGGCGGATTAATCGTCACCGTGGAATATCCGCCTAAATCTGCATACAAATCTGCAGATCCTGATTCTGTGTCAATAACAGCCACCTTTTCCAAAGGAACAATACCTGATGCAATCAGAAGTGCCGAATATGTTTTCCCCGCTCCTGACGGACCCGCAATAGCCAGCCTGAGCTTAGCTTTGGATCGATGTGCTTTTTTAAATTCAATCGCCATGGTTATATCTCCTTTATATCGGAATTCCATCGAATCTGCGGCGGAAGACTGCTTAATACGTTTTCTACTGCCTGATAGTCAAATGAACTGTTAAGTGTGATTGTGACCGTCATTACCTTAGGCCATGACACGCCGGGTTCAACCTGCGGTATCGGTACCACAGGAGGCTTGGCCGCCGGCGGTGGAGCTGAAACAGCGGGCGAGGATACCTGCCTTGCATTCTCATCCATCTCATGGCGGCGCAGCGCTTCCTCATTGATTGTGTTTTTAATGATTTCGGCTGATGTGTCCAGCAGCTCGTCTGTCAGGAAATCTTCCGTAATGGGCGTCGCCAAAGCATAGTCTCTATTGGCTTTCTCTATCTGTAGAAGTGCCAGCTCACGGCGGGAATTGCGGAGTTCTTTGAGATCATCATGCTGTTTTTGCGCAGTCGCCTGTTCAGATACCAAGCGACTGATATCTTCATAGATATCCTTCAATTTTGCCGTCTTATTCATCCATTTAGACAGAATGTCGCAAGAGCGGAACTCTTCACGGATTCCTGCATCAAGTGCCATTTCTTCATACTTGTGCAGAATGACTTTTGTTACGCCTTCCTGCCGTCTTGCTTCGTAAGCGTCCAGTTGCTCCCGGAGCGGTCGTTCCGCTTCGTTCACAATTTTTAAAAGTTCTTTACAGGCCTCTGCAAACTGATCAACAGGTTTGCGGAGCTTCCGTTTCCCGTTGACTTCAAACTTTTGAATACTCGTCCGGAGAGACACCACCTCCCGGAGCGTTTTTTCCATATCCTTTTGATTCTGATCAGTAACGACCAATCCTTTATATTTTTCTGTAATCGCCTTTAAATTTTGTTTGACTTCTTCAAAATTGGTAGTTACATTGAGATCTGCGGAAAGAATCTGCGGTTCTATAATTTGAATATCTGTTACTTTCGCTTCAGTATCTATTGTCGTCATATGTATTCTCCTTAACTTCTGCACAGCCATAAACGAATATTATTGGCAATCTGGACACGGTCCTGCCAGGATTCCGCCGCCCGGAAATCATCCATCAAGTATGTAATGACTTCATTTGATATTTTCTGCCGCCGGGATCTGGCTTCAATCGGACAGCCGTTGTATGGCCGCAGAATTGTAACCGGGTGTCCGCCCTTGGGATAATCAATATACCCGGACTGCTGTAGACGGAATTTAATTACTTTCGCATTGGAAGCCGTACACTTTGCCATGGCACCCAATTCAGTGGATGTCAGATCCGGATTCTTAGAAAGCAATTCATATATTTTATGATTTAATGTCATTGTGTTTACCTCCTGTGTTATAATAGAGGCGGAATAAGGATTCAAACTTTTCCGTCCGCCGATTGATAGTGCGAATATCAGTCGGCTTTTTCATTACAAATTTGATTGCGCTTTGATTTCATTTATTATTTTTCTGATTTCCGTTTCCATTAGTGATGAGACATTTTCAGTTGTATTCTCGAGTATCTCAATCACCAACTCCCAGTCTTCCATATAAAGCGTTACTGTGCCTTCCGGATAATTCATTTCCTCGCCTCCTCAACTCTTACAATCACTAAGGTCCCCGGCTGCAGGTTGCCCACGTCTTTTATCCTGTTGTCCTTTTTCGCCTGCCAGACAAGCTTCCGCAAGTCTTCTTTGTCCGTGGCGAGATCGCCACAGATATCCCAGAGCGTATCTCCGGGTTTTACCTCCCGGCGGTACTCAACAATCTTTACCTCCGGGAAGAGACGTGCGCAGATGTTGTCCGCATCCACCGCAACACCGGCTACCAGTGCGGCTGACATGAGAGCCGCTGTGAAAACCAACGGTTTATTCATAATCCCTCCTGCACTGCTGCCGTATTGGCGGCTATACAAATCTGGCGAATAACGCCTCGCAGTCGCGCGTTCTCCTGCTTCGCAAGAGATAGTTCACTCTGCAGTCTTCGGAATGCAGACGGGCGGAAATCGTCCGGCTTTTCACCGACCATCGCGAGTACGTCCCGCTTTAAAAACCGGATGGCGGACAGATTTTTCACCGCTGGAAGGATGCCGTCATTTTTCATGCGGTAGACGACATCCGTTGACACGCCCAAGATTTCAGCGGTTTCTGCGACGGTGTATGTCCTTCGTTCCATTTTTCTCTCCTTTCTTGTTTTTCTGTGGTAGGTTGTTGTGAATCTCTTTCTGCTTACTCTGTTATAATGTTGGCAGAAAGGAGGTGAATTTTTATGGATATGACTCCTGTTTCATCATCGAACGTTGAATCCATTGGGTATGAAGATGGCGTTATTGAAGTTCATTTTCATAATGGATATGCTTATCGTTATCCCAATTGCAGTGAAGAATTATTTTCACAATTCTTAAATGCATCCTCAAAAGGATCGTTCGTTCATAAATACTTGAAGGGACGTGGTGAAGTTCGTATTCGCTAACCCCAATCTTCTTCAAAAGGAATATGGATTTCCGTGGATACTATCTCCGCGCCGACGCCTGTGACTATTGCCGTAGTCATGGGCGTTTCATATTTACGCATATACTCAATCAGCGGCTTCACGGCCATCTGCAATTCTGTAATACGGTCTTTCATTTCTTCCATTTCCTCACCTCGCTTTCTTGTTTCGCATTTCACGCTCCCCTATAATTGGTTTGGAAGGGAGGTGAACTTAATGAAACATATCTATGCGTGCCTTTGTGGCACTTGGGTTAATCTCAGTGCTGCAAATGCTACTGTCGATGATGGAAAACCGGTAAATATCTGGTGGAAGGAAGAAGGCGATAAACTCTTTGAATATGATCACCTTAATATTCAGTACAAGGAAAAGAATTACCGCATACATCCATCATTCATTCAAGTTGTTACCGAGTAAATTCCATATCAAACCATTTCTTTATCGATTCACAGGAAAGGTCATCAAGTGCCAGCTTGTTGGCCTTTTTTTCATACTGGCGGTCAATGATATCCCGAATACGACGCCATTCCCAGGCTTTCAATCCTTTTACTAATTGCTGTGTAAGCGCTAATTTCTCATTCATATTCCTCACTCCCCTTTCTTGTTTGCGTTTACGTAAGTAATTAATTAAAAAAAATAGATAGCATTTCCGCGTTTGATACCCCCGTCAAGTCTTGATAATCTTGAATTTCCTTACGAGTAAATTCCGTAAGACCGCTTAACTTTTTGCTAAGCGTCGCAGGATTCATACTCATTTTCATTGCTAAAACATTTAAGGGAATACCTTTGTTCGCCGCATAATATTTGAACTTATTTTTATTCAACATTCAATTCTCACCTCGCTTTCTTTTTTTTGCGTTTACGTAAATAGTATAACTTGCGTTTTTGTAAAAGTCAATGCTTTTTTACAAAATAATTTGCTTTTTCGCAATTTACATGTTAATATTGGACAAAAGAGGTGATGATATGGCCGTAAAAGATATATTAAAAGATCGAAGATTGGAATTAGGTTTAACTTTAGAAGACATAGCGAAAAAGGTGAACGTTTCTCCAGCGACTATATCTCGTTGGGAGTCAGGGGACATCGCAAATATGCGCAGAGATAGAATTGTCGCTTTGGCAGGCGCCCTGCAAATAAGCCCTGCCGTAATTATGGGATGGGATATCGATTCCCATATCCCACCAGGTACGCATCGACCTAAATTTAAGAAAGTCCCTATGCTCGGCTACGCGGCGGCAGGACAACCACTCGAAGATCTGAACCAAGATACGCCATACTATGATATAGAAAATAAATACGATGTTGATTTTTGTATCACAGTCCGTGGTAATAGTATGATAAACGCAGGAATAAAAGATGGTGATATAGTCTTTGTAAAATCTGTGCAGGATATACCGAATGGTAAGATTGCTTGTGTGGAGATTGATAACGAAAAAATTTGTTTGAAACGATTTTATAGATTCACTGATAGCGTAATGTTGGTATCGGAAAACCCGGCTAACCCGCCATTACACTTTAATGAAAACAATTGCGAAAGTCTCAAGATACTTGGACTTGCGATTTTAAAGCAATCAGAGGTTCACTAAAACCTTTATCGATTAGGGCACGTTTAACATGAAATTTATACCTATCATTTTTATATGTATAGTCATTTATTTTCTTTATAGACATATCAAAAGAAATAAGCAGAGAATAGAAATTCCATATTCTCAAATAGTTAAAAATGCTCCTGTTACTGATAAAGATGTATCCTATTCCATAAATTCTCAAAAATGCACGATAACTTTTAAATCCAGGATATGGGATTGGGATGAGAACGCACAATGCCCCGTACACGATCCTGCACTTGATATAGCTGTTGCAAAAAACTTAACAAGAACAGAACGGTTATTTTTTGATACATTAAAAGAAGCTTCAACTATTTCTGGTCTTCATGGCGTGTATGAAATAGCCAGAAATAGTGCGGGAATCTTCTCTGTAAATTATTCTGATAAAACCTCAGGATTGTATGTGGGAAAAATTTTCTTTACTGACCCCTACTCAGAATACGCAGTTGTTAAAAGTGGAGCAACTCGGGCTTCACGAGTATTTAAATCTCATCAAGAAGCTGTTTTATACATAGATAATCACAACAAGGGAAACTATATAATTGAAGAAAGAAAACATGCAGCTTGTAGATACATGCAAGTTTTAAGCATGAAAGCTCACGCAAAATCATTAGATGACATAATTTGTGTCGAAATTATAAATAAACCTTTATCTGTTTATCTTTCTGCACTTAACGGATGGATTAAATACATAAAAGATTTAAAAATTTGGGATGAGCATCATCTTTAGTAAATAGAATATATTCCATTAATGGAGAAGAGCGGCTTATGCCGGACTGACCTTAATAGGCTGGAATCCGTCCGTTTACACACCGAAGACATACAATAAAAAAGAATGTAAGGAACTTCCGGTGACTATTCTTGGGAAAGTTGTTGAAATCAGAGGGAAATTGTAAGGTATTTATTTCATAAGGAGAATTATT